TCATGGCCACTCGGGCTCGCCGTCGCGTCGGGTTGCTCGGAGAAGGTGAACGACGCGCGCGGTGAACTCGGCATCCTCAATCCCCGTCGGCAGGGCGACATACTGCCCGCGGCCGACCAAGAGCGCGTCACCGTTCGCGGTGGCGACAATCGCGAAGCCGGGCAATTCCTCGACCGGCAGGATTGTCGCCAAAACGAATGCGCCGGAAGCAGCTTGGGACATAGGGTACTCCTTACAGATACTGGCCCCGCCTATGGCCGGAGCGTCACGCTAGTCGCGCCTGGCGGCTTCAATCCGCGCCCACCCCGTTGACTTCGTTTCTTGACTGAAACAAAGTGGTTGCGGGAGGGAGGCCAATGACGTTCTACTTGGGCATTGCCTCCGCCAGCTGCCTTTTTGTATTAATCGCTTGGCTTATGTGGGTGCGGAAAAACTATAATCCCACACCCGGCAAATGCGTTATCTGTCACGAGAATCCAGCTGACGCAGGCCACAAGGACTGCACCAGCTGCTACCTCGAATAGGTTTTAGGACGCCCGCTCATATGCACCGACAGCGCCAGACCCGTCTGTGAGCCGTGTGACGCCAAGCAAGTCGAACTTTTTCGCCTGCCGCGCCGCTTTGTTGACAATCACCGAACCAGCCACCGGCCGGAAGTCGCCGGCCGTGTCCGCCGGACTGCTGCCAGCCGCCACACTGGTCGTGTCCTGCACGAACTGTGCCGGATAAAGGGACGTTGTGCCGTTCAGTGCGTTGTAAAGGCTGCTCGGATCCTTGCGCGTGCCGAGGTAGGTATTCGGGCCAGGCACAGTTCCGGACTCCGATCCGAGCAGGTTGACGTTGAGCGCCGATGCCACATCGTACACCACCCAATAATTCTGGCAGCGCAAGCCGTTGCGCAAAGTCGCGCCGTGCGTCACCGAGTCAAAAACAGTGTTGGTCGTGGTTTCGACGTTGAAGCCGCGATACCATTGCGTATGGTATTGATAATTGGTGTCATTGTAGCCGTAGTTAAGCCGCTGGCCTACGAAGGTATTGTAGGTCTGGACCACGTTGTAGGATTGCAGATTGTTGCCATCCGCTGCAATTTCACCGCATTTGTCGATGCCAGAGTAATTGGTCGACTTTACGAGGTTACCCCTCTGGGAGTACCCGAGGGCAGGCGTGTCATTGCCTGCGACCGATGCATACAGTTTTACGAGCATGCCGGACGAGGTCGCAGCCCTCCCGATCACACGGTTATCCGCATGGGTCGAGAACTGGGTCGGGATCGATCCAAGGCGATAATCTCGGATCGGGTTGGTCCCGTAGATCGTGTTGCCAACCAAATTCGGGGTGCTGATCGCGATGGCCGATGCTCCGGCAGAGCCCCAAAGGTAACAACCGGCGACCAGGACATTGCGGTACTGCACATTAGCGTCCTCCCGGAAGAGGACAGCGTTGTTGATCCGGCAGTTGATCGTCCAAATCAGGCCGCTGCGATACGCATAGGGTTGGGCAGTGTCGAATTGCGTGGTGGTAAGACCACTCACAACCAACTCGCCTGTTACCTGCCTCTTGCCAGCGGTCGTGTTGTCTGCCCCGCGGTCGAGGAAGACATTGGCGGTGCCGGTGCCCGAGGCAGTGCTGGCGATCCCCTCGCCGAACCACATACGAGGATGGTTGGCCTTCACCGCCCCGGCTGCGAAGACCACGCTGCCGGCCGATGCTGCCGGATCCGCGCGAACGTAGAGCCACACGCTGCCCCTGGGTCGAGTCCCGAGCGAGCTGCCGAAGCCGGAGTGCGTGCCGGCCTTGAGATAGATCATGCCGCCGCCCGCATCATTGTGCGTAGTCTTCCCGGCGCCTGAGGTGTTATTGAAAGTTTCCAGCGCGAGCGCCGCCGCGGAAATGGTCGGGTAGCAGTTGGAGAGCGTGCCCTTTGCCGCGTCAGCAGCGGCAAAGGTTGAGAAAATGCCAGCGGTGCCGGTCGCGGTCCCCGAGGGATCCACAAAGCAATATCCGACCTTATAGGCGTCGGCAGGGTCATTGTAGAAGTGCCAACGTGCGGGGATGTTAGGGCTGTTCTGAATGATGCTATCGTTGCCGATATAGTTCCAGACACAGGTGCCGTCGACGATGGCGGAATCCACAGTCGTGCCGGTCGGCCCGCCAGACGCGGCGGAGGTGCCCGGCGTGATCAACTGGTAGAAATTGGCACCGTTGCGACTGATCGTCCCTACCAAGCTATAGTTTTGGTTCCCGCGCCAGTCGGCCCCCTCGCAATCGGTCCGCGTGACCAACGGCGTCCCCAGCCACGGGTAAAACTCAAGCTCGACAAAGGCATCGCCCGCAGGAACAGCCGAAGTATCGATCACGACCGGGAACACTTCGACCGCTGCCGCGCCGGGGCTGGAGGTGGTTACCAGCGTGGAGAGGCTCGTATCGACAATATCGACCGCTGCCGAACCCGTGGTTCGGGCCATATTCCAGGCCCGCCCACGGATGCCCGCAATCGGCCTACCGCCGCCGTAGTGTATCCCCCAGCCATGATCGGCCAGCACTTCGACGCGCACCGAGCCGCTTGTCGTGCGCTGATGCGGAGGTGTCAGGATCAGCGGAATCACGGACGGGTAGGGCAGCGTCGAACTGTTCGTGATCGCGGCTCCCGAGATCGTTGCGGCGAGCGAACTGGTGGCGCCCACCGTATACGCCCCGGCGTCGATCGTGATGCTTGTGATGGTGGAGCCAGCATAGATCGGCATGTCGAGCATTGCATAGACCCAGACGTCCGCGCCATCCGCCTGCTCGACGAAGCCCGTGTAGCTGTTGTTCGCGACCAGCGTCCACAGCACGCCGCCATCCGAAACGGTCTGCCCGTCCGTGGTATGGGACGGCGCCGTCGCCCCCTTGGTGCCTCCAGCCTCGGTATAATAGGCACGGCGGACGCCACCAGCGGTGGACCAGCAATAGCTGCGCGCGGGGACGCTTGACGCGATATCGGTCCATGCTGCGGGCCACGGATTTTTGAGAGGCAGCGTCCCTTTCACCGTCCGCGTGCGGGTGACCGGCACGATTGCGCCCCCCGAGACATCGTAGCCGGGATCGGTGACGGTGAGGGTGATCTTCGATGCGTCGAACACCGGATCGTTGATCGGATGGCGCCGCCCCATATCCGCGAACTTGAGCGCGATGGCGGCACCCGTGACGGTCGGAGAGAAGCCGCTATCAGTAGTGACAGTGCCGTTGGCAGCGGTGAGCGAAAGCAGCGCACCTGCGGTCGCCGCTGCGGCGGCAATCGTCACCGGCGTGCTGGTGTTCGATGCCGTGCCGCCCGCGCCGCTGACAGTGTTGCGATAGATCAGCGTACCAGTCTGGCCGCTGGTAGGAGCGAACACGCCGCCGGTCGCCACCACGATGCCGTTCAGCAGCCACTCACGAGCCGTGATCGAGCCGTTCGTCGGCGTTCCGTCCGTGCCGGTGAAGATCGTGCTGCCAGCCGTACCGCTCGTCGGGCTGATTGAAGGCTGGGAGATGGTCGGAGCAGGCGTCGGTGTCGGGGTGGGCGACGGCGTGACCGGCACACCAACGCTCGCGCCTATGCCGAGAGATAGCGCGATGGCAGCGACGCTGACCGGCACCACAATGCGCCGCATCCGCTTTGCGAAGCCGTCCTCCACCACGATCTCGGTCGGCGTGGCCGGATCAAGGGCACCGCCTGCGTTGAGCGTCGCGAAGTCGGCCTGGTTGACCGGCGCGGCCACACCCGCGCGAACGGCGGCTGAGGCGAGCGTATCGTTGACCGAGAGACGACGCGGGTGGCGATCCGGGAACCGCTGGTCCCAGAGGAGAATGTCAGCCATGTGGTAGGTGCCCCTTTGATGACGGGTGGTGTTGGCGCGCCGGGCGCGCGGGTCAGGTGGTCAGCAGATCAGCTGCTTCAGGCCCATGTCGCGATACCAGCGGCACAGGCGGACGATCTTGGCATGCTCGCCGCGGCCCCATGCTTCGTGCGCGATGTCGAACGCGTCGAGCGCAGCGGCCGAGGTCAGCGCTTCCGCTGGGATGACCGGCTCAGCGGCCGGTTTCAGGTCGGCAAGCGGCGGGTGGATTAGCGCCGGGGTGTTGGCGCAGGAACACAGCGCAAGCACGAGCGCGCTGGCGATCAGTGAGCGGGGCATCCGGTAGCTTGTCGACGGCATGCTTCACCTCCTGGGTTTCGTTCGCAATGGTCTGGGTGGTGCTGAGGCGATCATCTGCTGCGGCGGCGTCTGCCGGGCGCGCGGCCGCCTGCTGCTGGGCGGCATGTTGCTCAATCACCCGGTCATCGTGCCGGTTCAGCCACAGCACGAGCCCGCCGACGATCACGACCAGCGCGAGGATGATGCCGCCGCCGATCGCGACGCGCCGGGCGTCGCGCGGCCCGAAGGTGGCAACGAGCCAGGTCCAGCCGATCATTGCTCGCCAGCCTTGCGAAGGGCGAGGTCAGCAGCCTTCCGCCCGGTGGTGCTGGCGCCGTATTCGGACTGGACGACCGAGCCGCCCCAGCCGAGCACGATGCCGAGGGCCAGCAGCAGCGCGTTCTCGTTGCGCTGCGGGATCTCGACGAAGAACAGCAGGATCAGGCCGAGCAGGCCAGCGGAGAGGGCGGCAATGCCGACAGCCGCACGGAAGCGGTTGCCCTCTGCCGGCGGCGGGCCGAGCATCTTGGTTTCGTCGGTCATGCTGCGATCCGATCGAGCCAGCCGAACAGGAACTTCTCGTTGGCCTGCCGCATTTCGCAAAGCTCGAGATATCGCGCGCCCTGGAGCGCATTGAGCAACCGGAGGAGACGCGTCTCACCCGTGCTGCCGCGCTTGGCGAGATAGGTCTGAAGCGCCGCCCGCGTGCCCGGACCAGCCATCCCGTCGACGGCGATGTCGGCATAGTCGCGGCCCTGATTGTTCAGCCCGTTCAGCGCGCGCTGCAGGAAACTGGCGGCGACGCTCTGCCCCATGTTGACGCCGGTATCGATCACCTCGGCAGCGATGGGCATCGAGATGCCTGCGAGCTTGTCGAAGCCCGGCGCAGTCACATACTTGCGCCGATAGATCTCCTTCGCGAGGTCGCGCGGCAGAGCGCGCATCGGCCCGGTGTAGCCGTTCTGGCGGGCGACGGCGATCGTGATGCCGAAGTTCGTCTCCCCGCCGCGATCCGCGGCATCGTTCACATAGCCGCCCTCTGCGCGCAGCACGTCCTCGATGATGTCGTCGATGGTTTTCATTGCTTCGGCTCCGTTTCGATCTTCACCGCCCCATGGGCGACCTCGGTCACGCGGACGGATTGCTCGGACAGTGCGGCTTGGACCGACTGCCGCTGTGCGCCGCCCGCCTGGAGCAGCATGCTTTCGAGCACGAGGATGCGATCCGACTGCCGGTCGAGCTCGCGCCGGTAGATTTCGCGGTCGCGGTTGCGCTCCTCCTCGTGGCGGCGCTGATCCTCCACCCGCGCGGCGTTGATGCTCGCCAGCTCGGCCTTCAGCTCGTCGATTCGCTTGTCGCCGAACTTGGTCCAGACCCAGCGTCCGGCAGCCATCATGATTCCGGTGGCGGAGACGAACCCGCCCGCATAGGCCGCTGCCAGCTCGCCGCCGTGCGGCCCCATCAGTTCTACGCCTGGCATGCCTCATACCCCCCGCTGCGAGCCCGCGAACGGGTGGTGAGCCGGCGGACAAGCCGCGCGGGCCAGTTGCCGACGAACATGAAGGCTGCGGCCTGCGCCATCGCGAGCCAGTAGATTGTCCAATAGGTCGCCACCGGGTACGCGCCACATGCTTGGGCAAGGGCGCAGACGCACATGGGCGACCAGAGCGCCGAAGCCACTGTTTCTGCGGTGCCGAGCCGCATACGCAGCGATGCGGCGAGCATCGCGGCATAGAGCCCGGCGAGCATGATGCCTTCTCCGGCGATCGATATGCCTGCGCGCCAGACGAGGACATTGACCGCGACGATCAGAATTGCGGCTGCCGGGACGAACGCCCGCGCGATACTGATGGCAGGCACCCCGAACACCGCCAGGGCAAGCCAGTAGAGATATTCGGGGTGCTGCATGATCAGTCCTCCGCGGGCTTGGGAGGTGTCGGGGTCGGGGTTGGGGTCGGAACAGGGTGTGCTTGATCGTCCGGCATTGTGCTTCTCCTTCAGGGTGAACTCAGGCGTCGGCGGCCTCCGGCCAGCCGGCAGCAATGTCGATTGCGTCGAGCGCCTCTCGCGTGGCAGCCGCCTCGATTGCGACGAGCAGCGCGCGCCGCCGCGCCTCGATCGCGGACCCGGCTGCGACCCATGCGTCCGCCAGCTGCACCACCAGCGCCGCAAGCGCGTCGATCGTCGTGTCGGTGGCCGCCGCCTCCGCCGCGAGGAAGGGCGCGGTCGCAGGATCATTGCCCGCCGCCCAGGCCCGCGCTTCGGCTTCCTTCCGGGTGTAGGTGATCGCCTGCCCGCTGCCGGTCGTGATGAAGCGGCTGCGGACATCCTCCGCCTTCGCGCATACCGCATCGCGCAGTCGGGAGCGGATCGGCGTCAGCTCGTCCGCGATCGTCAGCGTAGCCCAATCAACGCAGCGGCCGAGCCAGTTGAAATCGGCGGGCACGTCGATGATTGTCGCGCCCGTCAGGTCATAGCCGTCCGTGTCGCCATCGGCGCGGTGCAGCGCCTCCGGACGATCCGGCCACAGGATTACCTTGCCCATCATCCGCTCCAGGTCACGGCGAAGCTCGAGCCGAACCAGTCGGCGAAGCCCCCCGAATTCGTCTTGCGCATGGTCACCCGAAAGAGGACCGTCTGCTTGGTGCTGAGCCCGATCGAGGCGCCGGATACGGTGTTGGCCGATGCCCAATTGCCTTCGCCCGCGCCGGCCGAGGAAGGATTGCCGGTGAAGCTGGCCAGCGTCGTCCAGGCCCCGCCCCCGTTCAGCGAACAGTCCACCGTGCCCTGCACGTTCACCGTGCCCCTCGACACCAGGAACCCGCCATTGGTGTCGAAGCCGATCGTTCCGTTCGGCCCCATCAGCAGCGCGATCTGGGCTACCGTCTCGTAGCTCGTGGAAGTCGGGAAAGACACGCCGCTCGAGTCGGTGACAAAGGGAGCGCCGTCGCGGACCTTGGAATAGATTACCTGCGCCTTTTGGCTGGAACCGTCCTTCGTCGCGGTCACCTCCACATGGCCGACATCCGCTGACATGCCGGTCACCGACACGGCGCCCGTGCTGGACACGCTCACCCCCGAAAGGCCGCTGGAGGTGAAGGTATAGCTGGACGAGCCGGTAACGTCGGCGGTTCCCTTGAACGCCGTTACCTGGGCACCGGGCAGCGCCCCCTTGGGGGTGCCGTTGGCCGTGCTGGGCACGCTCACCGCCGAGGGCGTGATGGACACGCTGAGCGCGTCGCTTCCATCCTGCGCGAGGATCTGCGGCGTGCTCCACTCGCCAGGCGCGATCGTATCCGAGCCCGAGGTGCTGACAGCGGTCGCGTTGATCTGCCAGCGATAGGCGCCACCGCTTGCCGGCAGGCTCTGCACCCAGCCGTTGTTCGCGCCGGTCGCCACCGCGCTGGTGAAATCGTAGGTCACCGTCGCGCTGGGCACCGCGGGCGGGGTGGCGGTGGCGGTGCGCTGGTATAGCAGCACCGGCGCGGACTTGGCAGGCGTCGCACCGGTCGCGCCGTTGGCCGCGATCTGCACCGGCGACGCCCATTCACCTGCCGCGATGGTGTCGGAGGGGCCTGTGCTGACGGCGGTCGCGGCGGATTGCCAGATGGGATCTGACCCGCTTGGGATGCTGGTCGACCACCCGTTGTTCAGCCCGGCGAGCGACGCGGTCGCGAAGGTGTATGTGGTCGTGCCGCTAGGCAGTGCCGGCGCCGACGTCGCCCGCTGGAAGATGTTGATAGTGGCCGTGTTGGTGCCGTCGGAGCCTCTGTCGCCCTGCACACCCTGAAGGCCCTGCTGAGCGAGGACGGTCCACCAGGTGTTGCTCGTCGTCGGCGGCGTGGGCGGCGCATTGCCGCTGCCCGGCGCCACCCCCGTCCTGTAGCGCCAGCTCGCCCCGGCGAACTGCACGATGTTGCCCGGGCGGTAGTAGGTGCCGTTATTGTAGACCCCCATGTCGACCAGCGGGTCAACGAAGGCGATATCGGCCAGCTGGTGCACCGTCCATGCGCGCTCGGCGGTCAGAGCGATCTTCGCAAAGGGCGCGGCGATCTCCATCTGCTCGACGCTGCGCACAGGCGGCAGCGCGGTGCCGTCGGCCGCCAGCGTCATGGTGGCGGTGCCGAGGCCGACCGGCACGACGAACAGCTGGCCGGTCCAGCTGACCCCCGCAACGGCGTTGACGCTCGCAGCGATCGACTGGATCAGCTGGCGGGCGGTGGTCTGCTGGTCGACGTAGATCGACAGGTTGTAGGGCCGTGCGGTGTCCAACGCGTTCAGCGAAGCGTCGTGAATCTTGCCCGAGCCGCCGGAGAGCAGCGCCAGCCGGCGGATCAACTGCCCGGGCTTCCGCGCCCAGCCATCCGGGCCGGCGGCATCGCCCTGGAGCAGGAATGATACCTGCCCCGTTGTGGGTGCACCGAAGCGCGCCAAGCCCTGGGCGTTGCAGGTCGCCCAAGCCCCCGCCGGGATCGAAGCAGCGACGAGGGTGGCATAGGTCGAATAGTTGGCTACCGGTGAGCCGAACCGCGCCAGCCGCTCCAGCGCTGCCTCGAAGCCCTGCACCGCGCCATAGGCCGACACCTGAAACACGTTGTTGACGCTGTCGATCAGCTTGCCGGCGACATAGCGCGGCGCGCCGAGGGCCAGCGGCTTGGGCTGCCCCTTGAGCGCCGCCGGCCCCTCGATGCCGGTCGTGCCCCCGTAGGTCGCGAGCAGCGGCTTATCGAGCCAGCTGTCATCGACCTTGATGCTGATCTGCGCGCGGCCGTCGGCAATCTGGGGCTGCGTCGTCACGCGGCCGTCGAAGACCGGGCTTCCGGCGATGTCGGTCCAGATGCGAACGCGCGCATCGGCGATGGCGTAGCGGGCGAAGGCCGGCCAAGCCTCGACCTGAAGATCGAACGCGGTGGTGGGCGCCGTGATCTCGCCGCCGAACGCCCCGTCGAAGAGATCGTAGCGCAGGACCGGCGCCTTCGCGACCATCGGCCACCACGGGCCGTTCGCCGCCATGCAGACGGCCGCCTCGTCCTGATTGCTCGCGCGCAGCGTGACCGCCGCGCCGGCTACGGGATCGAATGCGTCGATCTGGATCCAGACCGGCATCACAGGAGTCCCAGCAGGTTGACGCGCACCTCGTGGCCACGGGCCGTCGCCCAAGTGCGGCCAAGGTCGCCCACCAGCGGCCCGAAATAGCAGCGATTCTGCAGCTCAGCGTCTGCGGCGGGGTCGGTGCAGAGCCCGATGCATTCGGTGTTTCCGACCTGCTCCATCACTTTTTGCGCCGTGCCCTCGGCCTCCTGCCTGGTCATGGCCGGGAAGTTCAGCGAAACCGTGCGGAGCTTCTTGCCGCGGTTGCGGAGCAGCACGCCGCGCCGGCTGACATCGAGCGCGCCGAGATCGCGAACACCAAACTGCGCGCCATATTCGAAGCCGATAGCCGGCTGGAACCGGCGGCCAACGACGACGCGCGCCAGCTCCACGCTTTGCCCGGCGGCGGGGGCATAATAGTTGATCTGGATGAATCTGCCGGCGATCGGTGCGGACAACTGCACGAGCGTGACGCCCTTGCCATCCGTGCGCGCGGTCGCGCCAGCATATGCGGGGCCCGTCGCAATCACGCTGAAGGACCCCGGGACCGCCGCCGTAGAATAGAGGACCGCGTAGGTGCCGCTCGCCGGCAGCGTCGTGACGCCGAACACCATGATGGTGTCGAAGGCGAAGTCAGCGCCGAGATCCACCCGGAGCGCGGCCGCGTTCGGACTCGCATCGCACGCCAGCCCGACCGTCACGCCCGCATAGTCATTGGCAACGTTGATCGCCGATCCTTTGGTGACCGTGCTGAACGCCTGTGCCCCAACGATGTCGAGCGGCTTGACCAAGAACGCATTCGCCATCAGCCGAACACCTCCAGGCTCGAGCGGTCCTGCTCCAGGTCCACCTCCAGCCGCGCCGCCAGCATGGTGGCGTCCAGCGCCTGCTCGCTGTCGATCACGCGCGCCTGAGGCACACCGGCGGCCGGATCGATCGTAAGCACCTCCTCGACTGCCACCGCGAAGCGCCGCCGCTCGACGCCGATCAGCGCGCCGCGGGCGTCGGCCATCGCCTGGGCATCGGCGAGGCTGTCGAAATAGCCGCGTGCCGGGTCCAGCGAGCCGTCGCGGGCCGAGGGGTAGCGGGCGGCGATCGTCGCGTTCGACCAGGTTGCGGTCACCACGTCGCGCGACGCGGCCGCGATATCGGCGTCAGTAGCTGGCATGGGTCACCTATGCGAAGTTGCGGGCGGCGGAGAGGAAGCCGGTGGATGACGATCCGCCGCCGGCGAGCTGGGCGAGCAGCTGGTTCGTGATCTCGGCCTGGCGGGACAGCTGGTCGAGGAGGTCGTTGGCAGCCGCGGTGTTCTGGGCGGTGCTGGCCGCGCTGTCGGCCGTCGCCTTGGCGAACGGGCTCTCGACCGCGCCAGACACCGGCGTCGCGTTGTCGATGGTGCTGATTGCCTTGTTCGTCGCGCCCTGGATGAGGTCGAGGAAGTCGAAGAACTGTTTGGTCGAGCCGTAGATCTGCCGCTGGATGTCGATCGCGGTGTTCGCCGCCGACTGGTAAGCCTGCTGGTCGATCGTCGAGCCGGTCGCGATCTTGTCCAGGAACGGCTGCAGCTTTGCGAGCGCCTCGGCCTGCTGGTCGCCCAGCGAGTAGGGCGAGTTGCTGCCGAGCTTCAGGCTGGAGGCGAAATCCTTCAGCGTCTGGCTCGCGCTGGCGGTCGAGTTCTTCACCTGATCCAGCTGCAGGTTGTAGAGCTGCTGGGCCTGCGCCATCTGCTCGGCGGAGGCACCACCCTCCTTCAGGGCGGCGACAGTCTTCCGCCACTCGCGGTTGAGGTCGTCGATCGCGGCGCCGACCGGGTCCAGCATCTTCTTCAGGTTCTTCGGGATGGCCTCGATCAGCACCGCCTTGTTGATGGAAGTCTCGAGGTCCTTGCCGCTGGCGAGGATGCGCTGGGCCGCGTCGCTGATGCCCTTGACGGCGCCGTCCTGCAGGGCGTTGGCGATTGCCGCGCGCACCGCGCCTTCGGGATCCTTGTCGAACTTCAGGACGCCGTCGTTGGTCCCGTACTTGCCGCCGACGCTGGTGCCGCCCGACGGGTCGACGCGGTAGCTGTCCTTGTACTTGTTGATCGACACCGCGAAGTTGCCAACATCCGCGCCGAGCGCGTCGGCGATCTGGCGGATGCCGGTCTGCACGTTCGTGGCGAGCCCGCCCAGGTCCGACTGCACGGCCGAATAGTTGCCGTTGACGACCGCCGCCTGATCGACGCCGGTGATCTGCGCGGAGCCTCGCTCGGTCTTCTTGAACAACCCGCCCACGACGTTGCCCAGGATGCCACCGACGATGCCACCGAGCGGGCCGGCGAGGCCGCCCAGGGTCTTCATCAGGCCCTTAGCCGCCTCGGGCACAAGCTTGCCGAGTTCCTTGCCCCCGTACTCACCCAGGATGCCGCCAATGCTGCTGGCAGTGCCGTCGGCCTTGCCGCCGCCGATCGCCGAGAACACCGAGCCCCCGATGCCACCAAAGGCCGCGCCTTCAAGGATGGTGCTGAGATTGCCCTTCAGCCCTTTGGTAATGGTCTCGGGAACCGTGATGCCGAGGCGCTCCATGCGACGCGCCCAGCCGTCGATCGCGATTTCAAGAACCTTGCTCGACCGAACAAGGCCGAGCTCCGCGCCAAGGGAGGCCTTGCCGTTGACGACGATGTCGTTGTCATTGAAGCCGTAGAGCGCAGAGCTGAAGCCCGCGGCAAGGCCGGCAGGGCCTGCACCGATGAAGCCAGCGGCTGCCCGCGCTGCCGACGGGTCCACGCCTTTGATGCGCAACGTGGCATCGGAAATGGCCGCGACGAACTCGTCAAGCGCAGAGCCCGCGCTCGCGACGCTGTTGTGTAGGGCGACACCTGCACCCTGCGCCTGATCCTGCAGGATCTCCGCCGGGGTCTGCTTGCCGGTTGCCTTGCGAATGTAATCCTCGATCTCGCGATCGATGCCGCCGAACAGGGCGTTGCTGAGCAGGTCCCGCTGCAGCTTCTGCACCACGCCTACGATGCCGCCGGCGTTGCCTTGGATCTTGGCGAACACGCCATCGATCTGGTCGCGGACTCCGCCCCAGGCGTTCTCGTAGATGCCGACGATACGGCGCTGGTCTTCCAGCAGGCGGCTGATGGCCTCGTGCTGCCGCGCGAGCTGGTAGACGCGGGCGATCTGGGCGTCGGTGAGCGGGCCCTGCTGGTCCTGCAGGCGCAGGATGTTCTGCATCGCCTCCGCCTCGGCGTCGCGACCGGCCAGCACCAGCTTGCCGACCTCGAGACTTTCGCGCTGGGACTTCACGAAGTCCTGAAACGGCCGGTCCAGCCCATCGCGAATGGAGCCTCTGGCCTGATCGATCAGTCCGAGCAGCTTCTGCACCTCGGGGGTCAGCTTCCGCTTGCTCAGCTGCTCCTGCAGATTGTCGAGCTTCAGCGTAGCCAGGCGGGCGCGGTCGATGAGGCGCGGCTGCGCGTCCCACTCGGCGTTGATTGCGGTGATGGCCTGCTCAGCCGCGTCGTCGGAGCGGGAGAAGTCGCGGGGCTTCTTCGGCGCGCGCGGCTTTCGCGCGGCCTTCTCCCGCCGCAGCTCGTCCGGCAGCGGGCCGCCCTCGGCAACGGAGATGACCTGATGCGCTGCGGCCTTGTCGGTCGCGGTCTTGGCGAGGTCCGTGAACTTCGCCTTCACGTCAACCAGCGACTGCCCAGCAAACTTGCCGTTCACAGCCAGCTGGTCCAGCTGCCCGAGCGCAATCGTGAGATCCGCGCCTACCTGCTTGGCGTAGAGGGAGGGATCGGCGTTCGCGAGCTTGTCGTTGGCGACCGACCGCGTCAGCTGGGCCAGCAGTTGGGCCTGCACAGCCTCCTGTCGACGCTGCGCACGCGCCTGGACTGCGCCGGCTTCGATCGCGCGCCGGTCTGGGCTTATACCGCCCCCCGGTCCCACGGCACCGAACAAGCCGCCCACGGTCTGGACGAGCGTTGATTCGGGATCCTTCTTGCCCGTCAGGCCGTCGATCTTCTTGTTCGCCGCGAGCAGGTTCGCCTGCGCCTGCAGCTTGATCGACTGGATCAGAACCTCGTTCTGGCTCTTCAGCTTGCCGGTCGTCAGGTCGATAATCTGCCCGAGCAGGGACTGCGCAGAGGCGAACGAATCCGCTGCGGCTGTGGCCTGCTGCAGCTTCTTTGCGCTCTCGTCGGCCGCGTTCGACCCCTCGATGAGCTTGGCAACCAGCGGAGTGATGGCAATCGTGGCGATCGTCAGCGCAGTACCCCAGGGGCCGGTGAGGAATGCGCCGACCTTCCCGGCGGCGCCCCCCATCGTGGAGAGCGCGAAGGCCGCCTGCGGGAGCTGCTGTGCAAATGCGACGGCAGCGCTCTGGCCGGACACCACCTGAACGGTGAAGTCGCCCAGCTGCTGGCCAAGGTTCGTGAACCCCGCGCCGCCCGCCCGGCTCGCCGTGGCAAGGCGCTTCTGCTCTTCGGTGAAGCGGTAGGTGCCGGTGGCGGCCTGGTTCAGCTCGGCTTGCAGCTCCTCAAGCGCCACGATCTTCGCGCGGATGGCGGTTGCCTCCTGCACAGACGCGCGCTCGGCGACCATGGAGGCGTCAGCCGTCAGGCGCTGCGCCGCCGCAGATTCGCCGCCGCGCGCTGCAACCGCGTTCGCCGCCGCCGCCAGCTCCCGCTGGGCCTGCGCGCTGGCCTGCGCCGCCGCCTCCTGCGCCTTCAGCTGCGCGATCTGCGACGACAGGTCCAGCCCGCCCGTGGTGGTGCGCGGAAGCTGCAGCGCCGTCTGCGCCGTCTTCTGAACGTCCGCGAAGCTGGAATTGAACTCGCGACGCACGTCGGCAGCGGCCGCGCGGGACAACTCCTTCAGCCGGGTCATGGACGCGCCGGCCTCGGAGGTGAACTGCTCTGCCTTCAGCTGCAGGCGGGCAATGATGTCCGTCTGTGCCATGGGGCTGCCTTTCGGTGAGGGTCAGCGCAGCGAGATGCCGCGCACCGCGTTGAAGAACTCTCGGGCCAGCTCGCCATCAGAAGCGTTGACGAGCGGCTCAATCGCGAAGGCATTCCGGAAGCGGACAACCGGAAGCAGGACGAAAATTGGGACTGTGGTAGCGCCCCGTCCGCTGGCTTTGCGGCGATCGGTGAGGGTTCGGGCTGAACCCGTGCGCCCGTTCAGCGTGGCGTTGTCTAAAACCAATAGCGAGGCGCGCCCTTTGCGATAGACGAATCGCAGCTTCTGGCCCGTCCTCCGCTCCCATTCGCCAGGGGTCATATTCCGCTGGCGATTGTTGCCGCCAGCGGACGGCAGCATGACGGCGAGGAACTGGCCGTTTTTGCCGCGGATGGTGCCAGGCTGCGTCCAGAAGGTCACCGCGCCGCCGGTGCGTCCGTTCGCATTGCCCTTCAGCCAGACAGTCGAGGTTGGATTACGGGCAGGTCCTGTCTTGGGGAATGCGCTGGATTGCCATGCCCGCCAGAGCTTGCCGGGGACGGCTGCCTGGGTCGCGGATTCCAGCTTCTTCTCAAGGTTCCGGCCTGTGGTTGAGACGGCCTTCGTGCCCGCGCTGAGATACTGCCGGATCAGCTTGTCGGCGCTGGCGTCCAGCGCTTTTCCGTCGAGGATGAGGTCGGCAGCCGAGGCCATACGCTCCTCCTGTCAAAAGGAGGCCCCGAAACCATCGGGGCCTCAGAAAATTACTGCGCTGTTCCCGTCGCAGGCTTTGCGGCCGGAACTTCCATCGCGGGGGGCGCAGCTGCGCTGAACGACAAAGGCACGTCCTCGTCGACGAACGACTTGACCGGAGTGCCCACCGCTAGTTTCGCGCTCGTACCGGTCATGAAGAACCCTGCTACCGGGACGAACGCCACCGCGCCGACCACTCCTGCCGTGCCCGTGACGCCCTTGTCGTCGAAGTTGCCAGTCAGGCGGATCTGGCGGCCATTGACAAGTGCATACAGAACCCGAGCATGGATGTGCCCGGACTTTCCCCACATGCCCTTGTTTCGCACGTCGGTGACTTCCCCGAACGCGGGCGTTCCCGCAGGGATGACAACCCGACCATCGACCAGCACATTCTCTGCCACCTCAAGGTGGAATCGATAGCCGGTCTTCAGCTTCTTCCCCTTGGTCGTCAGCTCCTCGCTGAGTTTCAGCGGAACTTCCGACCCCACCCGCAGAACAGATCCGCTCGCTGGTGCGACGACTGCTACCGCTGGCTGCGCCATAGTCTGCGCCTGCGCAGCACCACCGACGAGAACAGCCGCGATCGCAGCCGCAACTTGCAACGTGTTCATATTTGCCCCTGTTTGCCCTCTCCGGCCATGCTTGGCCGGGCGCAGAAGCTACCCCAATCGCTCGCAATGTATAGCCGGTTTATTTCCAGCTATTGCTGCTTCTCTTCCATGCTCTCCAAGATCTGGAAGGCATCCATCAATGCCGCCGGCTGCTCGCCGACGCTGCCCGGGCAAGGCAGAGCCCGACCGGTCAGCGGGGAGGCGAAGCGGCGGCATTGGAAATAGAGGTCGACCACCGCCCAGGTCCACGAGGGCAGGACTATGCGCGGGTTTTCGCGCCAGCGCGTCCCTTCGATTTCCCAGCCTTCGCCGGCGGTGCGGCCTCCTCCGAAGTCGTCTGGCCGCCTTCGGACGAAGACGGCCGCTCGGAGTTTTTTTCCTCACCCGCGCCGAACTGCATCGCATAGGCGCAGTTGCCTGCGGCCAGCAGATCCAGCTCCTGGACGCGGCGCAGCGCGCGATCGGCGACATGGCCGTTGCGGTCGGCCTCGAAGGGCACCGGCTCGCCGGCTACGTCCCGTACATTTTCCCAGCCCGCGCAGAATCGGGTGAGCGCCACGATCGGCACCAGCTCGCGCCGGCGCTGCATCTGGGCGACTAGGTCGGCGAAGTCCGGCCAGTGCTGCACCAGCAGGTTGGTGACCTGCTCGATCAGCTTGCGGTCGTCGTCGGTGAGCGCTTCGGCCTCGTCTCCCTCGGCGCTGAAGAGCGCGACCAGCCGGTCATATTCCGGATCTTCCGCAAACAGCTTGTCGATGCCCGACAGCTGAGCTTCGCGCAGCTGGTGGCTCCAGACCTTGGCAGCCTGCAGCGGGCCGTCCAGCTGCGCGCACATCTGCCCGCGCTCAATGGTGGAGCCCGCGCGGAGGTGGAAGATCGGCGCGCCGGGTGTGCCCTCCAGCCACGGGGGCGTGAAGGGCACGGTTTCGGTGGTGCTGGTGAGGATCATGCTGCCGAGCTCAGTAGAACGTCAGGATGGAGTCGGTGTCGCGCGCGTAGGCGTCCTTGCCGAGGCTGATCGCCTGCGCGGTGATCTGCTCGCCGACGAGGTTGTCGCGCTGGGTGTCGCTCTCGCCGGTCACCTGGGCGGCGGGGATGGTCAGCGCCCAGCGGTTGCCCGCCTGCGTGCCATAGCGGAACGAGGCCGGCACCACGGCACCGGCTGCGATCTGGGCGAGCACGTCGCGCGTGGCGACCAGCGTCGCCAGCGGATCGACGGTGAGCACCGGGGTACGCTGCCCAATCTCGCCGGCACCGAAGCCGATGGCGGTGTTCGGGTCCTCGCTCGAGGTGACGTTCGCACCGTCGTTGAACGACCAGGTCGACAGCGACAGCGGCTTGCGATTCATGATCGCGACGCTCGACGCATCCGTGCCCTTGGCGAGGTTCGGCGCCGCGTGCTGCTTGAGCGCGGCGAGGCTGGGCATGGCGGCATCGCTCTTGCCGGCGAAGATGCCGGTGAAGTTGAAGGCGGCGAAACCCGGGCGGGCAGCGCGGCCGTCGAGGTTCACGACGCCGCGGCAGTGTGTGTACTTGAACAGCACGCCGTCGCGATAGAACGCGATGACCGCCATAGGCTGATCGGTCGCCTTCGCGGTCGCGTCCGCCGGCGACGTGCCGGAATAGGTCCAGTTCGCCGGGATCGCGGCAGCTTCCGTGGTCAGCGGCGTGTCGAAGGTCTCCGACAGCGTGGCGAGGCGCCCAGCGGTATAGCCGGTGATCAGCGGCGAGCGGCCGCTGTTTGCGCCCGACGTGAACAGCAGCGGCATGCCGACGAGCGCGCCGGCGGTTGCCGGGAAGCTCGTTGCGAGCGTCGCACTGGTCGCGGTGCCGGCGGTGATCGCCGCGGCGGCAACGGCTGCCTGGAACTGCGCGCGCTTGCCGCAGGCCGACAGCGCGGCGTGCAGCGGCGGCTTCACGGTCGAGGTATAGGTCACGCCTGCGCCGGCACCGCGGATGCGGGAGCGGAAGGCGAAGGTCGCCGCCTGGCCGATTACCTGCGCGGCGCCGGACACCATCGAGCCGGTCGCCTCGTTGGACTGCTCCTGCGTGAACGGCGAGCCGCGCGTGATACCATCCAGCTCGATGCCGATGAAGTCGGTCGAGGGATCGGGAAGCGCGGTGTCATTTTCATCGGCCATTAGCCGGATGCCCACGGCGATGAACGCCGAGCGCTGCGTAACGTCACCCATGTGGAACTCCTTCTAGGCGGGTAGACTGGGATCGCCGCGGCGCGCGGCGAAGGTGATGGGCAGGTCGAGCCTGAAATAGAGGCGCGGCGCGGAGGCGAGCGGCGCGACATCTATTTCCATGCGACCCTCATCGATCGTCTCGACAAGGCCGCCAAGTTGGGTGCCGTCGATCAGCGAGGCGATGACGGCGGAATAGATATCGTTCAGCAGTGCGTAGGCTGCGGCGCCGCCGGGTTGCTCGACATAGCATTCGATGCGCGGCGCGAAGTTCTGGCGGGTGATCTCTGCCCCATACTCGGACGGCTCCTGCCCATCGTCGAACAGGTGGAGGGCGGGCCAGACATCCGGGTCGGTGCTAGGCATCACCTCCACCTCGTTGATGCCGGGCACCAGCGCCATGCGGCGGGCGATCTCGGCGACGATTTGAGCGCGAATGGCGGTCATCAGGCACGCTCCAGCACGACGACATAGGCACCGACGTTCTCGTCCTTGGTCACCTGCTGTGGTGCCCAGACGATGCCGTTGCGCGTCGCTCGATCTGCCTTGCTGGGCCGTTGCGGCAGCGCATCGACGGCGATCTCCATGGAGACCGTTCGCGTCGTGTTGCCAGGGCCCTGAAATGGGTCACCGGGGGCGTCCGTCCAGATGACGCGGATCTCGGTCGGCACAGGCAGGCCGCCCCCGGTATAGGTCACGGTGTCGGGAGACTGCGCGCGGATCGCCGCGGCCGCTGCCGACCAAGGATCAGGCATTATCCGCCTTCTTCGCTGCTGGCTGGCTCGCGACGCGAACGGCGCGCTTCGCGTTGACCAGCTCGGTAGCGCGATCGGCGTCGATCTGGGTCTTGCCGTTGCCGATCGTCACGTCTTCGCCGGCATCGATGAACGTGCCAGCATTGGTGGTGGCGGGGCTGTGCAGGTGAATGGCGGACATGGTCGCCTCCAAAGGTTGGCCGGGCGGCGTGCTGCTGCCCGGCCGAGGTGGGGAGGATCATCAGACCTGCGGGTACAGAACCACGCGGCCTGTGGTGTCTGCCGAGGCGGCGTTTGTCCCGGCGACACCGATCTTCAGATTGCTGCCCGCCGTCGAGGTGACGCGCTTGTTCGTGTCATCCCAGTAGAGAACCGTGGTATAGGCCGTCCACGCCTCGCCCGTGGCCTTGGTGAGGGTCCAGACGCCGCGGCGACGGCCTTCGACCTGAGCGCCAGAAGCTGCTGCAGTGAGGGCAACCGCGAACACGGCGCCCACGCGGAAACCGCTTCCGCTGGAGACGGCATAGGGGGCGGTGAAGGTGAGCGCTTCGCCGTCCTGAACAAAATTGGCTGCCATGATGGCTTACTCCTTGGAATCGGCGGCCTTGCGGCGCGCCTGCTTGGTGTCGGGGGTATCGTCGGCCGGCGCTTCGCCAACGGGCGCTTCCGCGATCGTCGGCGCTTCCTCGGCCTCGGCATCGAAGTCCGCCGTCACGTCCTCGGCCATGCCCTCCTTGATGAGGTGCGAGCTTTCGGCTTCGGTCGTCTTCAGCACGCCGTCGCGCGGATAGTGGAGGACGCCGCCGACATAGGCAGCGTCCAGCAGCTTGATCATCTTCATGGTCGTTCTCCTGTCGAGGCGGATGCAAAGCACCCGCCCAGCGGGTCAGGTTAGGCGCCCGGGTTGCGCTCGGCGGCGCGCCAGTTCACGGCGCCGACGCCGTAATCGTGGCGGACCTTCCACTCGACCCCGTCGACCCGCCAGCCGTCCTGGCTATCCGTGAACGGCTCGGTCACACCGTTCAGGAACGCGACCTCGATTGCCGGCGCTACGCTCGGGTCGCCGAAGACGTACCAGGTCGTGCCCGACAGGCGCGGCGTGTCGACGATGTCCGAGAACATGCCGGCGACGATGTTCGGGCGCTGCAGCTTGTTGCTTGCGTCCGGGTCGTACTGGCTGCCGTTGGTCACGCGCGCGAGGCCGCCAAGCGACAGCGGCCCGAGCCAGACCGCCGGGCGGAGGTCGAGGAACTCGTTGCCGCTCACATCCTTCTGCTGCGCCATCGACTGACGAGCGGCATCGAACGCGGCGACGCTGGGGGCCGCTGCCGTGAGGATGTTGCCGTGCTGCGACGAGAACAGCGCAAAGCCGTCGGACATCAGCGGGTTCGCGGCCAGCAGGGCGTAGACGTCGACCTCGATGGTCAGCTTCGCGGCGCGGCCGAGGTCCACGGCCAGGCCGGTGAACACGCCCATGTCGTCGTTGACGATCGCCTGACGCGAGAGGTTGATGATGTTGCCCTTGGTGCTGGCGATAATCTGCTCCTTCGCCAGGTCCGGGATCGGCTTGTTCTTGAACTCGCCGGCCTCGTTGACCTGATCGAGGGCGCTGAACGAACCGCGCATGTAGCGGGTATGGGCGCGGAAATCGGTCACCGACCCGATGCCGCAGAACCGGCTCCAGGTGTCCGGCGTGGTCGCATAGGACGCCTGCAGGATCTTGTGGACCGCGTTCTCGAACAGGATCGGGAAGTCGCTGGTCGTCTGGGTGATCGTGCCGCGCGCGGTGATCGCATCCTTGACGATGGTATCGGGGTCGCGCGCCGAAACGCGGCCGCCCGCCATTTCGATTGCTTCGCGGGCGAGATCGACGTTGCGCATGCCGCGGAACTCGCCGGGATCGATGCGGACCTTCTCGCCCTTCAGCGCGGCAGCCTTCTCGACCAGCGAGGCGACGCCCGACTTGACGAGCAGCCAGCTGGTGGCGCCCTCGACGAACTTGTCGCGCGCGTCCTGCGTCACTCGCGCCGGCGAGTTGTGACCGATGCTGACGGCGTCGCCTGCGTCGGCGAGCTTGTCCAGGATCTTGGCGCGGGCATCGTCGATGCCGGTGTCGCTGTCGATCAGGCCGTCGATGAACGCAGCGTCGAGGTTGTGCTTGGTGCCGAGCGCGCGAATCGTGCTGACGCGCTGGCGCTCGGCTGCGCGAGCGGCATTCTCGCGCGCCTGGACGTCCTGCTCGGTGATGGACGGCTGATTGTCGCCGCCCGGCTGGGTACCCTGAGGCATGGTGTGTTCCTTCTTCTGGGGCGGAGCGGCGGGGGCCGTCCCGGTGGTGCGCGCCATCGCCGCGGCGGCGATGAGCGGGCTTTCGGGAGCCTTCCGGAACCCGAATTTCTGCACGTTGCATGCGGCTACCGCGCGCTCTGCCGTGACGATGGAGGTGATGAAGCCCTGTGCGAGCGCGAGATCGGCGGTCAGCCAGGTTTCGGCATCAAGCATGGGAATCAGTTCGTCGGCGGTTAGGCCGGTCTGGCGCGCGTAGATGCCCACCAGCTGATCGCGCAGCACGTCGAGCTGGTCGGCCTTCCGGCGCAGCTCGTTCGCATCTCCGCAGGCGCAGTCCCACGGATTGTGGATCATCATCAGGGCGTTATCAGCCATGACGATTTCGTTGCCGGCCATCGCCAGCACCGAGCCCATGGAGGCCGCCAGCCCGTCGACATGCGTGGTGACCTTGCGGCCCTTCGCCTTCTCGCGCGCAATGGCGTTGAAGATGGCGAGGCCTTCCATCACATAGCCGCCGGGGCTGTTGATGCGGATGTCGAGGTCGCCCTCGCTGCCGGAGATCGCGGACACGAGCGTGTTCGCGTCGAGACCGTCCCACGAATCCCCAACTATTCCATAAATGAGGATCTCTGCCACGGCAGCCTCCTTGTTGAAGTGGTTATGCTGCGAGCCGCCAGGCCCTGCCGGTCCTGACTTTGCTTATCGTCTGAGGAGCCACGCCGTACTCGTCGGCGAGCCGGGCAAGGCTCAGGTTGCTGGCCTTAATGCCGGCTACCGCATCCGCTGTGAGTTTCGCCGCGTAGTGCCGCTCACCGCATTGCATGGTGCCGTGGTCGACGCGATCTAGCGCGTTCTCACTTGGCGTTGCCCACCTAAGGTTATCTGATCGACAGTTTGAAGGATTGCCGTCGCGGTGCGCGGCTTGCATCCCACCGGGGCGCGGCCCGTGGAATGCTGCGCAGACCAGCGTATGCACTTCACGATGATTGATAACCCCATCTACGCTGAGGTTGATCGATAGGTATCCGCCTCGTCCCTCGTTTTTGTGAGGCTTGAGAACCCGGCCCTTGAGTACCCGCCTAACCTCGGTGCCTCGCGAGTTGCGGAAACGAACTTCCCGGTCGAGAGACCGTACTCGCCCCTCAGAGGATGCCTCGTAATATCCCTCCCAGCCGGGCACAGGGCGCCAGATTTCTGCCATTCTAGGCTCCTTGGGTGCTGTTCGCCGCGCCCTGGTCGGCGGGGTTGCCGACCGCGGTGACCTTGCGGGGATCGCTGTCGAAGGTGAGCTTCAGTGCGTCGATGCGGGCCGCGTCAGCCGCCCATTCCGCCAGGAAAACGTCGGGATCCTCGCCGCGGCGGCGTGCTGCCGCCGAGATGGTGTCGAGCCCGGCGCGGATCGCGTCGCGGGTCGCCTTCACTTCCTCGGACGGGTTGATCATTTCTCGGCCCGGCGGGGTCCAGCGGACTTCAACGCCGCTGACGTCCTCGCCCATCACCTCCAGCGCCTCGATCATCCACTGACCGACCGCGCCGCAGAATTGCGGGATGAACATCGTCCACTGCCAGGCGGCGAGCGAGCGCTGATATTCCAGCCAGCCCATGCGGCCGGAGGAGAAGTTGACGTTCGAGAGGTCGCCGGTGAGCGCCTCATAGGGCACGCCGAGACCGGCCGAGATGGCGCGAAGCGAGACGCGCGAATAGTCTGCATAGCCGTCCACGCCAGGCGGATTTGACCAATCGATCTTGTCGCCCGGTCGGCCATACTGAAACGTGCCGGGCTCGACATAATCCAGGCGTTCGTCCTGCTCATCCTGCTCGACGCCTGGGATGCCATCGCCCTCCTCATTGGACACGAACCCAACGAAGCTGGTGGCGATCTTCTGGCGCGTCAGCTGCGCGTCTTCGTAGTCCGCGAAGTCCTTCATTCGCAGAACGATGGGGGCGAGCCAGGTGGCACCGCGCTCCTGTTCCGGGCGATCGGCGCGAAAAACGTGAGCGATGTCGGCGGCGGGAACGAAACTCGATCCGGTCTGCCGCGGCCGTGCGTCGCCAGGATGTCCCGCGAAGAGCCAGTACCCGGTCCGGCGCCCAATCTGCGAGAACTGGATGCCATGCACGAAGTACCCGCCGCCGCTCGCGGCGAGCCCGTGCTTCGAAGAATCGATATAGTCTGGCTCTAGAACCTGCAGTTGGAAGGGCATCGGCAGCCGATCACTCGCCCTGCGCCAACGGCGGCGCATAAGCACCTCGCCGCCGACAACCAGTGTTCGCGCGGCCTGCAGTTGCAGCCCGTATAGGTCGTGCCGCCCCGCCGCGTCGCAGTTCGGCTTGTCGAAATGCTCCCGCGCGATCTTGTTCAGCCGGTCATCTACCTTGCCGTTCCGGTGCACCTGGAAGGTGATGCCGGTACCGACCATGTTGTTCGCGATCGTCGACACGCCGCGCGCCGCGAATGGGTTGTTCCGTTCGAGGTCGCGGGCGATGCCGCGAAGCGCCTGCATCACGGCCGGCGACAGCTCAGCATTCGCGTCTAGTAGCGTACGGCGCCAGCCAGCGGCTCGCTTGCCGACAGTCGCTGCGTCATATTCAGCGCGCGCGCCGCGCCCGGTGCGGATGCGCGGCGTTTTCGCAGGGGCTGGCGGCGTTGACTGCTCGCTGCGCCCGAATAGGCGCGACAGAATCGACGCCACCTTAGAGGCCGCTCCGGTAGTACGGCGCGAACCGGCGGCGGACGGCGCCGGCGGTCGTCTGCGCCTGCATCTTCAGCGCCGCGTCGATCACCTTCTCGGCGGCGATCAGCTGGTCGAGCGACTGATATTCCTGCTTGCGTCCATCGGCGAAGGTCACAGCCTTCGTCCCGCTCGCAATCGCGGCGCGGATGGTGGTGAGATCCTGCTCGGCCCAGGCCATAGCTATCTCCTTCGCGTCGTGAATGGGTTCGGTCGTCGCGGTGCGCGTCCAACCGGGCGGAGTGCCGGCTGCTCCATCGGAGCGGCGGCGGGTGGTTCGTTCTTCTCGATCTGGTGGGCGCGGGCAGGCTTCGACCTGAGCCCGCCCATCTGCTGCCACTTACGATCGGACCAGCGATCGATGCCGAGCGCGTAGGTGATCGCCCGGGCGTAGACCGCATTATCGAGCGCCTCGTTGCGGGGGCGGGTCTGCTCCCACTCGCTCTTGCTGCGCCCGTTGCGCAGCGACCGTGTCACGAGCTGCTCGGCGACCAGCTGCTTGATCCATTCGTCCGAGGTGCCGTCCGGCAGGAAGACGTAGCCCTCCGGATACTCCTCGCCGTCGACCGGCTTCTCGAGCTGCAACTGCCCGTAGAGCTCCAGCTTCAGCATCGACGTGCCGACCGTCCAAAGCTTCACGCCGCCGGCAATCTTGCGCCCGCCAATCGTCACGTCCTGCCGCGTCGGGCCCGCGATCGCCTGGGACACGCCAACCGCTGGGCGGCCCTTCAGCGCCATCACAACGCCGGGATGCCGCCGCGCCCAGGCGTAGACAAACATCGTATTCTCGCCGTCGCCGGAGTCGATGCCGAGGCGGTGCAGCTTCAGCTCCCGCCCGTCTGCCGTCATCCAGTTGCGTGCGAGCTGCTGATCCATCTTCGCCCAGGTCGCTTGGTCAGCGGCTGAGCCTTCGACCTCGATATGCTCGACCAGCACGCGCCGACGGCCGGGCCCGTAGCCCCACACGTCCAGTTCGATGCGGCCTCCGCCTGCGCGCTGCACGTCTGCTGCGCCGATGAGCAGGCCGACGAACGCCGGCGGGGTGCCAAGGACCATGTCCTTCTCCCGGCGATCGTAGAGGCGCTGCCATTCCGGCGCTTCGCCTTTCTCGGCCCATGCTTCGCCGAGCACCTGATTGACGAACGTCCGCAGCAGGTTCGGATCCTTGCGGACCTCCATGAACTCGCGCGCAATCTCCAGCCAGGCGGCGCCGGGGTGCTGGCTGTACGCAGCCCAGATATGGAAGGACCGGTGGCGCGGGAACGCGGCAGGGTTGTGCGCCCGCCATTCGCCGTGTTCATCCATCCAGACCTTGTCGGCCTCGTCGATGTCGCACCCATTCTCGCACCGGTACCACGCGGTGGTAGGGTTCTCCTTCGGATGCCAGCGGATGCCGGCGCCTGTGCCGTCGCCGAACACCAGCAGCTGCATATGCCCGCAGTGCGGACACGGCACATACCGGAACTCCTGGCTGCCCTGCTCGAACAGCTTGTCGATCCGGCTCTTGCCCTGAACCTTCGGCGTTGATCCGGCGGCGCTAAACCGTCGCGGCGAGGTCAGGTTGCGCTTGAACGCCAGCCGCGCCGGGTCGCCTTCCTCCTTTGCCGCCCACGGGTACCCGTCGGGCTCCTCCAGCAGCACGCTGTCCGCGGTGACGCGGCGGAACTCCTTCGGGCTGTTCGCGCCCTTGATCTGGATCCACCCGCCCTTGAAGCGCTTGGCCCTGATCTGGTTGTCGGCGTGCCGCGGCTTGAACGTCGCGACCTTCCGGACGACCGGCCATTGCAGCACCGGGTCGAGATCGTCGCGGCTGTACTTCTCCGCGTCGTCGATCGTCGGCTGATAGATCAGCAGCCGGCGCGGCTCGCACTCGATGCTGTAGGCGACATACCCCTGGACGATCGTCGAGTAGCCGATGCGGCTCGATTTGCGCACCGAGATCTGGTTGACCTCTGGATCCGTGAACGCATCCGCGATGCCGTTCTGGAACGGGAAGGCTCGGAACTTGCTGCCGTCGTCCAGACGGGCGTGTTCGGCCATCCACTCCGACAGAGGCACGCGCTTGCGGGGGCGAAATGCCGCCAGCCATTCGCGCGCTGCTGCTCCGATGTCGGCCCCGCGTACCGCGAGGCTGTCAGGCTCCTTCGTCTTCGCCGGAGGAATCTTCTTCATCCTCCAGGCCTCCGCCAGCCGCCTCCTCAACCCGGGTGACGCTGAGTTCTTCCAGGGCGTCGTTGATTGCCGTTTCGATCCGGGTGCGCAGCTTGTGGTCGCCCTTGGCGACTAGTGCCGGCACCTGCTGCAATCTCGACACCGCCAGCGTGATCAGGCCGACCACTGCGGCGGTCATGTCCGGCAGCGATGCCAGCTCCTTGCGGCGCTCGGCGTTGTCCATCGCCTTGGCGTCCGCCTGCTCTTTCGCGAGGCGGGCCTGCTGCTGCTCCTTGTCGAGTTCGCCGTCAGCGCCCGCGCTGGGCAGGTGGCGAGCAACCCACGCCTCGATGTTCTCCGACATCGGCGCGCCGTCCGCCGGCATTTCTCCCTTGGCCCGCAGTTCGCCGATCCAGCGGCTGCTGCAACCGAGCACTGCGGCGATCTGCGGCCGCGAGGGGCTGTCTAGGTCGATTTCCATCCAGTTCCCCGGTCGACAGGGCTGAACCCCGCAGAAAACCGCCATTTTCTGCCCCAAGGAGGAAGAACCATAGGCAATTTCGTGGCTAGAGCTAAGTTGCGCCTTAGGCCCCCGCATACCGCCCTGATGCCGGAAGGACCCGAAGGGGGGGGGGGTAACGCGAAATAATATTACGCTGCGTGATCTGCACACGTAATATTGTTACGCTCACGTCGAATTGTTTCAATACCTAGCAATATTATTGCGCTATCTTAACTTCCGCTCCGGCGGGGTGTAGCGCCGGGGCAGATTGCGGTGGGAGGCGCAAGGGCGATGCCCCAGATCGATCGTCCCGAAGCCGCTCAAGCGGCAACACCCTGACGAGTGTTCCCGTTTTGTAGCAACGTCGGCGTCAGCTGCCAAGCCTCGATTTCGATGCGCAACGAACCGCCGAACTCGACGATTGCCGTCGAGCCGCGGCCCTCCACCACGATGCCGACCAGACCGTCGAAGGCCTGCATCCCCTCGACCATCACCTCGGTTCTGCTGGGTAGGTCCTTGGACACCCGCCGCAACGCCTTGCGCCGATTGCTCTCGGTTCGCATGCGCTCAGCTCGCGCCCGACGCGCCTCCTCTCGCGTTTCTGCTTCCAGCTCGGCACGTCGCAGCTCGCGCGCGCCATCCTCCGCCGCCCGCAGGCCCGTGATGCTGGCATCTCGCACCAGCGGCACGCGGCCTGCCTGGTGGAACACGGAGAAGGCGGGATGCGGGCTCAGCTCAGCGCCAGCCGCCCGCACCAGATCATGGAGCTGATCAGCGCGGGCGAACACGAAGCCCGGCAGGATCGCCAGATCCACGTCGATCAGCTTGCGCCGCTGGCCCATGACCAGGCGGCGCCCCTGCCCCGGCGCGGGCCGGCGGATCGTGCGGACGGGCGTCCACACCTCAAACCCGGCCGCGGTCAGCGACCGCGCCAAGGGCACGGTGCGCCCGCCGCTCGTCCGCAGAATGCACCAGGTGCCAGCCGTGCCCGTCGTCCCGCTCATATCAACCACCCCAATACTCCCAACCGGCACCTGAATCACGCTTTGTTCTCACCTTCACGCGGCGCGCTGCTCCGGCTCCGCCAGAACCTCAGCCAAGGCTCGGTCGACCTGATCCTTGCTGAGGTAGCCCATCTGCATTCCCATGCGACGGAGGTCGGGTCCCATGCGCCGGATCTCCGCGTCGGTGAGCGGCTGGACCGGTTCGTCCACGACGACACGCTTCCCGTTCCGGACGATGTAGCGGGCGACGTTGATCGCATGCTGATCGGTGCTGACGAACCGCGCCATCCTCTCCTTCAGCTGATGGATCGTCGGGAACCAGTCGAGTTCATCCAGGCAGCGGCGGCAGGCGTAGTCGAGTGCTGCCTCGTCGCAGCCTTCCAGCATCTTGTAGTACGTCGTCAGCTTCAGCCGCCCGGTCACCTCGTCCGTCGCCTGCGCCGGGAGAGCCGCAGCGAGCGCGGTGATCGACTGGCGCACCTTCGTTCGGTCGGCAGGGCTGATCGGCGCGACGGCTCGGGCGATCGGCTCGATCAGCGCGATCTCGGCAGCGGTGAACTGGGCGTTCGCGTCAGTGGCTCGGGCCAAAACGCTCCGCATATTCGTCGTCAATGCAGGCATTGAGCAATCCGTTGCCGACAGAGCGAGCGCGGTGCTGTTGGTTGCCTCGGTGTCCATTTCGCAAGCATCCTTCGATGAATGATTTCGGGTCGATCGCGCCTTCGCGCTGGGCCTTGCCGAGCGCGGTGATCACCGCCTCCGGCCCGTAGTCTCGCTTCCACTTGCCGAGCAGCCGGCCCGCAGCATCCGCCGACATGCCCGCAGCGCCGAGCAGCTGGCGCCCAGCGTCGAACATGACCTTCTCGGGATCTGGCGGGGTCGGCGGCGCCGCGGCGCCCGATGCGTCAGCATCGGAACTAGTATGTCCCTGTCCCTCTCTCTGTCCCTGTCCCTGTCCCTTGGATGCGTTGTCCTTGGGGACTTCGGGCCGTGTCCCTAGGGACAGATCGGGGACCGGGACTGGTTTGTCCCTTGCAAGGAACTCTTCCAGCGTCGGGGACGGCAGTTCCGTGCCGTTGCGCTGGTTGGCCTTCTTGATGCGCGCCAGCTCGGTCCGCCAACGCTGCTCCTGCTTCCGCCGCCAGGCCTCGATCACCAGCTCGGCAACGACGGGGTGGTATAGCCGACCGTCGCTGCACGGGACGAAGCCGCGCAGCGCGTCGTCGCGGTGCTTGCGGAAGGTGCGCAGGTCGCGCCCCAGCCCGCAGAGCCTCGCCAGCACCGCATCATTGTCCGGGAGCGATCCCGCCGGCACCTGATGCCATGACGAGGCCCACAGCAGCACCGCATACCAGCACGCCTCCGGGTGCGCCTCGGCAGCAAGATCGCTATCGCGCAGCCGGGCGACGTGCAGCGGCATGAAAGGGAAGTCCTGAAGGTCGGCGTCCGCCGGCGTCAGGGGCGCAGGGCGCTCCCGGTCGCTCATGATTCAATCACCTCAATATCGGGGTAGCAGGCGCGGAAGAGCGCCTTGCGGAGCGGCCAGTCGCGCACCCGCATCCCCTTGCTGTCCTCGGCCGTCAGCTGGCCGCCGCGCTGCCGGTAGACGAAGTCCGGCGTGTAGACGGCGCGCCGGCCGTTATCGTGCAGCAGCGTGCGCCCGTTGACCTCGAAGAAGAACTTCGGGCCGATCTGCAGGTCGCTGATCTCGCCCGCCATCTGCAGCAGGTGCAGGTCGTTGCACCGGCGGGCCTCCTTCTTGGACGGGTGTGCGTGCCCAGCCCGGCAGGCGGTCTGCTTGGCGCTGTACTTGTTGCCCCGCGGCTTGCGCGCGACGCGCAGCATGACGGATGGTCGCATTCCCATCGTCAGGCCTGCAGGTCGATGCCGGTGACGGCGATCGCGCGCTCCGTCCCTTCGGGGCAAAACCGCCAAGGGAAGTCGCCAATGATGCCGTCTTCGTCCTCTTCTGCGTACATCCAGAGATGCTGCGGCTCGGCATGGTCGAGCGGCTCGAAGCCGGCATAGTCCAGCGCCTCGTTGATTAGCTCGAGGGTCAGCGTCGACGGGTCGATATGGCCATAGGCGTAAACGCCCCATACATCGCCGTCCTCGGTGCCCAGCGCTTCGACAAGCAGCTTTGCCATGATCAGATCCCCAGCGCCTGTTTGTAGGTCTCGAGCAGGATGTCGGCCTCGTCGCGATGGTGCTTCTCCATCTTCCGGAGCTTCACGACCTCGCGCATGGTCTTCACGTCGAAGCCGGTCGACTTCGCCTCGGCATAGACATCCTTGATGTCGTCGCTGATGCCCTTCTTCTCTTCTTCAAGTCTTTCCACTCTTTCGATCAGCAGCCGCAGCTGCTCGGCGGAAATGTGGTCGGTCATAGCCTTCTCGGACATGGTGGCTCCTCTCAGATTAGGGCGAGCTGCGGATCGGGGTTCGCCTCGTCCCAGGCGGCGAGGCGCTCGATCGCGGCGGTGTGGGCGATGCCGGCCGCGACGCGCTCGGCCTGGGCGGCGGCAACCTTGTGGTCGGCGCGAGCCAGGCGCTTGGCGGCCATGCCGACCAGCACCTCCAAGCGCAGCCGCTCGGGGTTCGGGGCTTCAGGCTGGTCGATCATGCCGCAGCGCTCATATCGCTGGCGGGCTGCTCCGGCTCCGCCGGGCGCAGTGCATTGAGCGCGGCTTCTACCGCCATGCGCGCCGAACGCAGCTGCCGCTCGATCGCCTCCACCCTCGCGTCTGCGTCGCACCGCGCCCTCATGGCGACGATCTGGCGGCGAACCTCGTAGATGCTGGCGTCGACGTTGACGTCGAGGATCTCGCAAAGCTCGGCGCGCGCCTGGTTGAACTCGGCGACCTCCTTCTTCGCCTGATCCATCAGGTACGTCCGACGCGTCGCTGCTTCCCGATCAACGCGGGCGTAAGCCTCGTTTATCATCGCCTGATGGTCCACGGTGGCGGCGCGCACCTTGGCGAGATCACGCGCCGCCTGCGAGACGGCTTCGCCGAACCGTTGGCGCACGGCTTCATGTTCCCGCCACAGGTCGACCCTGCGCGGCTGAGCAGCGCGCACCATCTCGGTTCGGCTCACGCCGTCGATCAGGAGCTTCATACAGGCGTCCATCGGCAGCGTCACGGATTGGCGCGTCGCCTTCCGGACGTGGCGCCAGACGTTGGCCTTCCGTACGATAAGGCCGCAGCCGGCCGGGATGTCCGAGACCGTGCAGAGGCCATCAGGCACAGCGAACACCACTGCCCCCGCATAGGCGAGGTACTTCTGCCACTTCCCCGAGGTGGTATCTGAACGCAGATCGGACCGGCTGATCTTGCACTCGTAGGCAGTCGGCATCGGCCGGCTGTAGGAGCGCTCAATCGTGTAGACGTCGGGGCGCGGACTGCCGGACGGGCCGAGCTGCATGTCGGTCCACACCATCCGCTGATCAGAGCGGAGGTGCTGCGCGAGGTCGGCGGCCAGCTCGTCGTGCTTCCAAGACATCACAGCGCACCCGATGCGATGCCGCCCAGCGTCATGTCCGGCGCGGTGCGTGTGATCCTGACGTTGCGGGTGATGCCGGCCGCGCCAGAAGCGACCCGGGCGAGCTGCTCCTCGAAGCTCTTGGGTGCCATGGACGCTGCCTGGCGCTCGCGCTGGAATGCGCGCCGCCCCTCTTCCTCGCCATGTGCATGCACAAGCGCACGCAGGCGCCGGCGCTCTTCCCGGCTGAGGGCCTCGGTGCTGCGTATGGCGCGCGCCTGCGGGGTCAGCTTGCCCGGGCGCCTCGGCGTGGGCAGCTGCTCGCCGCGTGCGACCAACTCGTCGCGGAAAGCGTTGCGCAGCCGATAGCCGCTGCACGCGCTGATGCCGCACAGCGTGGTCGCGCGCAGCACCGGCATGCGTTTCAGCAGCAATGCGCGAAAACGTTCCTTCGTCGATTCCGGGATGCTGCCGGATTGGGCGATCAACTTGATTCGGCGGCCGTTGCTGTCGCACCCCGGGAGCACTTCACCCCTCACCTTCAGTCGCTTCACCAGTGCCCTGCGAATCCCTACAACGGTCGTCTTGCTCACGCCCGTCTGGTCCGACACCTTGATCGAGCCGAGGCCGGTCATCAGCAGCGCCTCGACCTGCTTGCGATCCTTGGGATCCACCGGAACGCCGGAGTAGCGCTCGCCATTGCCGGGCGGCGGCAGCAGCGCCTTGCCGCGCGCCTCGAGCTCGGCGTTGTAGGACCTGCGGTAATGCGAGACGGTAGACGCACTGATGCCCATGCGCTGCTGGATCTCGATGTGCTTCACGCCCTTCTTGAGCATGTAGCGCAGCCGCTCGACCTCGGCGGGCATCAGCTTGCCCGCGCGATCACGCTCAGCCGGACGATGTCCGCGGGCCGCGCAGAGCGCCGCCGTGATCGCGTTGGATGCAGCCACCTCGCAAACGCCGAACTGCGCGGCGATTCGGGAGAACGGAACGCCCTGCTCCCGCAGCGCAATAGCCTGGGCGAGCGCTTCGCCGCGCAGCATGTGCTTCCGGGCAGGCGCGCGCAGGGGTGAGCGCAGGTTGAGCTTGGCCGCCTTCACGCGGAGGGCGTAGATCGAGCGGTGGGGCAAGGCCTGATGCGCCGCCGGCATCCCACCATCGACATAGCTCTCGCGCAGAATGGCCACCTCGGCCGCCGTCCATCTGGGGTTGCGGTGCGCGGGCATCAGCAAACCTCTGCGGCGCCGGTGCGCGCGGCGATCGGTATGAACACGAAACCGTCGATCTCGCGATGGACGGTCGAAACACGCTCGTCTTGCATGCGCCAAACGCCACCGACGCATGGCAGCGGGCCGCAGTCGGCCCAGAGCTCGGCGACGGTGCGGTGGTTGCGAAAGGGATACCGCTCCCCTGCCCGGGGGTCAGCGCGCAAATCTTCGCTCGCGGAAGCTGCCCGAGCAGCCGCCGCGCCATTCGTGGCGATCATGGTGCACTCCTTCAGCCGGCCCCGCGCCGGCGGTTCATCCTCGGTTCGAAATCAGCCGCGGGCGAAGCCGCTCGCGGAGGCGGTCGATGTGCTTGCCGGCGCTCTCGACAGCGGCCGACATGGCGGCCAGCTCGCGATCGTCGACGATGTTGTCGTCTTCCAGGGCCTCGGACAGCTGGGCGAGCAGCATGGCCAGCGCGGTGAAACCCGCGCGGTCACTGCGCGCGCCGCTCTCGATCTCCACCAGCTTCATGCCGACCAGCGCCAGCGCGGCATTGGCGAAGCGGCCGTCCCAGGCGCGGCAGCCGCGCAGAAAGGCCACGACGCCCATCTCGCTGCCGCCCGCGCGGTATCGCTCGGCCGTGTCACCGCTCTTTCCCAGCACGGCGCCCAGGTCGTCATCGGTGGCGCCATCTTCGCGGCGGATCTTGGCCAGGCTGTCGCCCAGCGTCTCCAGCAGCAACGATGCGGGAACGGTTGCATAACGGCCGTGGATATGCGGGCGGCTCAACGTGCATTCTCCGATACATGAGCAGGGAAATTCACAATCGCGGGAACAACGGGCGCGGAGCACAGGGGGGAAAGCTCCGCGCCCGCTCCCGAAACGCCGCCGGCGAGCAGGGAGAGGGAATCGCCAACGGCCGAGAGGCCGCAATTCTGTTCGGCGCACCTGGCTGCCTCGGGGTGCCAACCGCCCACGCCGCAACGGGCGCAGGAAGAGGCAAGCCGGGCGCGCGTGGCGCTGTCGCGATCGAGCGTGATCATGCGATCGCCGCCTTCGGGGAGGGGCTTTCACACCCCTCCCCTTCGGCTACGGTGGAGGAGCCAACAACCACCGGAGAAATCGAAAAATGCCGAGTGCAGATGCGGGCAAAGCTGCCCTCTATGCTATCCGCGCGCTCGTTGATGGATTGCGCGATGCAGGCGTTCTGGACATGCACACCATCCGCTGCATCGAAGAGCGAACGACTTTGTGCCTCAACGCCGCGGGCGCGATCGACAGCGCTGGCGTCGGCTTCGACGCGGACGAGGCCGTGTCCATGCGGATGGGCATGTGGTGGCTGCGCGAGTGCACTGTGCCGACCGACCAGGAAAGTGTTTGCCAGTTCAGCGAGCATTATAAGCCCCAAGACTGGCCAGCACTCGAAGCGCGGTTGCGATTTTCCGCAGACGCTCATGGCGGGGACGGATAGGACCGTTAAGGGCGCGATAGTAATCTTCCAGTTCGCGCCGGCTCATTATCGTGCCGTTCGGCCGGAACCAGCGCGGTTTGCCCTTGGCATCCAGCCGGATGCTCAAGGTCTGGCTGCGCTGGTAATCCAGCGCGGCCTCGAAGCGCCTTGCCGTTTCGGCGAGCGAATCTGCCAGCGCCTCCACCCGGCCGATCGCATCGCCTTCCCCAGCAACGCCCCCGTTGATTCCGCGCAGCGCACCATCGTCAATGGCTGCCTTGATCGCGTCGGCGACTGGATTGTCGGCCATCAGGCCCTCCTGTTGGTTGGTGATCATGCTGCTTCGCCCCGGATCCGCCCGATAAGTGGGCAAAGTTGCGCTGCCACCAGCGCACCGTCAGTCGCGCGCTCGGCGTCAAGCGCAAGCTGCGCAGGCCATTCTGAGGATTTTCGGAGCTGGGACAGGCGCCCCTTCGAAACACCGATGCGAGCGCTGAGCTCGGTCAGCGTGGGCGCACCTTCGGTGGCGAGATAGTCGTCCAGCGTCATGCCAAACGGTTTAGCCTATCTAAACGTAAATCGTCAAGCGTCGTGTTTAGACAGCCTGAACGCATTGGCGCGTGTAAAAGAGTATCATCACAGCATGACCGCACCGCGCCACGACTGGTATTTGAAGGAATGGCTTGCCGCGCTGGGAAAGCGCCAGGCGGACATTGTGCGGGACCTCGGATGGAACAAGGCGCGCGTCAGTCTGATGATCCGGGGTGGTCAGCCCTACACCCGCGATGCCGTCAATGAGCTGTCCTACTATCTGAACCTAGCGCCTTACGAACTGCTGATGCATCCAGACGATGCGATGACAATACGGCGACTCAGGTCCGATATGATCCGGCTCGTAGAAAGTAAGGAAATCCCGCAGGCCTCCACGGCGCCAAGGCGTGTTTCGATAAGCTAAACTTTCTTGTTGCGAACCCTGTTTAGATGATCTAAACAGCCTCTCGTAGCCGGCCATGAAGGCCGCGCATGGGAGGCACCCGATGCAGCAGCATCCCTCACTCAACGATCCAGACGTTCTGCAGGCGGTCGACGACTTCCGCCCGGCCGTGCTGGAAATCCGCGACATCACCGGCCCGTTGGTGGGCCTGCCGCTGGGCCACCCGCGCCGCGCCGCGATCGGCGGCCGGGTGAACGAACTGCTTGAAGGCATCGATCTGCGCGCCGTGCGCCTGGGCATGTCCGGGCTGATGCTGTTCGAGCTGATCAACATGGCGATCGACGCCGAGCGGGCGGCGGTGGCGGCATGAAGCCCGCCCCCGCCCGGCTTCGCGCCAGCGAGCGCGCCGAGCAGACCCGCCATTGGGGCTCGGTATGGATTGCGGCCGATCGGCGCCAGCCGTTCAAGGTCGAGCACACGCAGGAGCGCCCCCGGCGCCGCTGGTGGCTCCTGTGACGTTCCCCCGGCAGCCGCAGCACATCAACCTCTCCCCCTCGGGCTGGAGCCCGTGGATCGGCTGGGGCGAGACGCCCGAGGACCGGTTCACGCGCGCCCAGCGCTACGAAATGAAGAAGCTCGGCATCGATCCGGAGGCGCACGCGATGTTCGTCACCGTCTACCGCGAGGCGACGCAACGCGAGGGCGGGCACCGGCGCGGCGATGTTCCGCAGGTGTTCCAGTTCGATTGCCCGGTGCTCTCGGTCACCAGGGACCATCGCTTGCGGGTGATCGCGCCGAACGGCGATGTGAAGATCGTGATGCGGGACGGCTGGGCCGACGAGCCCCACCCCTTCAACCGCCAGCTCGTCCAGGAAAGGTGCCGCTGATGCGCGATCGCTTCCCCGTCGCCATGCTCGGCGTTGCCGCCCTGCTGCTGGCCAGCATGCTCATTCGGTGCGTCGTCGCGGCGTACCAGCCCCATTCCCCCGAGGTGGCCTCCGCACAAACCCTCGTGGTCGCAAGCAGCGCGAACGCGCGCACCCTCGCTCCGGCCGCGGAGGCCGGCCGGAGCACCTCATTCGATAGCGCGAGCACCGCCCGATAGGCGGGCCGCGTCCTCTGGTCGCGCGGTCTGATGCCGCCGCGCTGCTTTCCCGCGGGCATCTCAGGAGCACATCATGAAGCAAGTTCTCGTCACCACGGCACATCGCGGCGTCTTCGCAGGCGAGATCGCCGACGATCAGGATCTGTCGGCGAAGGCGATGCCGCTCAGCAACGCCCGCATGGCGATCTACTGGGGCACCACCAAGGGCGTGATGCAGCTGGCCGACACCGGCCCGACCGGCAGCAGCAAGATCAGCGCTCCGGCCGATATCCCGATGCTGCACGACATCACCGCGATCTTCGCGATCAAGCCGGAGGCCTGGGCAGCATGGAACAAGTAATCACCGCGGACGACGTCGTTCGTCTGGGTGGAGCCTGTTTCGATGGCGTCGGCACCCTGGTGCGGCGCCATGCCAAGAAGATCGCCGCCGCCATGCCTGTCAGCGAGGTGTTGGAGTTGGTCCCCGCCAAGGACCATCGCTACGTGCTGAAGGCGGCCCAGGCCGACGGCGACGGCGACGGCTCCGGCGACGGCTACGGCGACGGCTCCGGCTACGGCTACGGCGACGGC